TGTTTCCACCAATTGTAGCACGGTATCCGTATTTTTGGGTTTGGATTGTTCTGTTAGGAATACAGAAACGAGGAATTGTTTGAGGAGCTCCAACTAAATTAACATTACTCGATAAATACCAACCGACGCGGGGAGCGAGGCCGGCCTTCTTATTGCCTCCACATGTTGGTCTGTTTACAATTGATGCGGCATTTCTGCTCATGCGTGATCCGGACATATACACCATAGTTATAAATTACAATAATATTTTATTTTTATTAGAATGCTAAAATTTAATCTAAATATTTCCAAATAAAACCTCCGGCTGTTTTTTTTGTATTGTTAATAACAGCCCAAATATTATTTTTATGAACTCCTATATTTCTTCCAGCATCCGCAATACAATTATGTTTATTAATTAAATTCATATTTAAATCATATTGGCATATCTTTCTACCTCTGTTTTCATTGATTGTTATTTTTTCCGTAAAATCAATATCGATATCATCACTATATCTCCATATATAACCGGCTGCTGTTTTTCTATATTTTATTAAAACTCCGCGAATAGTTCCTTTTGATACATTCATTTCTTTTGCTGCTAAAACAATAGAATCGTATTCTTTAATGAAATTCCAATTTAAATTATATTGTTTTACTTTTCTTGTAAAGTTATTTCCTAAACCAATAGTATGTTTATGGATTTCTTGTTCTTGATTAGTTGCAAATTCTAAATTATCAATAGTATTATTTAATTTATTGCCATCCATATGATTAACAGTTTCTTTATTTTCTGGATTTTCTAAAAATGTTAAAGCAACTAATCGGTGTAAAAGAAATGTTTTATTACTAATATATACTCTTATATATCCATTTTCATTTGGTTTGTAATTTTCCATAATAGTTCCGTAACTATTTTTAAATCTTCCTAAATTAGACACATAGTAATTTTTGTCAATTAACATTTCTTCACCAAATATCTTTTTATAATTAATTTCTCTCCATTCTTCATGTTCTAAACTATTATCTAGAAAATTCCATTTAAATTTATATGCTTTAATTGATAATCTATTCAAACAATTTCCTATAGCGTTTCTACCAGAATGTGCAGATTTTGCTAATTTATTTTCAAAAGCCCATTTTCCCGCATCTTCAATTGAATTATAATGTTCTAATATTTCGTCATCTTTACTTAATCTATAAATCGGTTTATTTTTATTTGATTTATAATTTAATCCAATTGACCGATGTTGACTTTGTTCTTCGTGCGTCATCCATTCTAAATTTTCTAATTTATTATTACACTTATTTTTATCTTTATGATTAACAGTTCGTTTATTATCCGGGTTTTCAATAAAAGATAAACCGACTAACCTATGAACTTTACATGTTTTTTTACATATATCATTAGTTAATGATATATTATAATATCCACATTTGATAGTTAATTTCATAATTTTATTTGTTGTATTATTCTTAACATTACCGAAATTACTAACACTATAATTTGGAAAATCATTGATAACCAGCCACTCTTCCATAATATGAATATACCACAAATATTTATATCACTTTAAATAATATATAAATTATTCAATTTTTTATATATTATGAAATAAATATAAAGCTAAACCAATGTACTATATAAATGTCAGAAATCAAACAAGCACACGATGACGATTTAATTAAAACTGAGGACGGATTAGTATTTAATCCTTATAATCCTCTAAATGTTAAGATTACATTGAGCGAAGTTCAATCTATTCTTTCCAAATATGGTTTACCTCCAGATGTTCGTAATTTAGAATTATACCGGCGAGCATTTGTTCATCGTTCTTATACGAAAAGACCTCAATATGAAAACGTTGAGCAAAATATAACTATTGTTCAACGACCGCACGACTGTCTTCCACTTAGTTCTAAATCAAATGAACGATTGGAGTTCTTAGGCGACGGTATTTTGGAGTGTATTACTAAACTTTATCTTTATAAACGATTTCCTAAAGAGAATGAAGGGTTTATGACTGAGAAAAAAATCGCAATTGTAAAGAATGAAGCAATCGGTAGAATTGCCCTCGAAATGGGACTTCATAAATGGTTAATTATTTCAAAGCATGCTGAAGAAAAGAAAATCCGAACAAACTTGAAGAAACTTGGCTGCTTATTCGAGTCATTTATTGGTGCATTATTCTTAGATTTTGAAACACATAATCCACTAGCAGAAGATACGTCAGATGACGAAAGCCCTGGCTTTAAAATTGCTAAGAAATTTATCAATCGAATTTTTGAAACTCATATCGACTGGGTTGCGCTTATTCAAAATGACGACAACTATAAAAATATTTTACAAGTTAAAATTCAGAAAGAGTTCAAGGTTACACCGCATTATTTGGAAATTGAACATGATTCTGAACTTGGCTACAAAATGGGTGTCTATCTATGTCTTGGTCAACCTATTTATCATTTAACTCATGCTCACTCTGTTGATATTTCATTCTTTAAGACCTTTAAAGCTATTCATGATTACGTAGAATCAAATACAAAGATTCTTATTTATATGGGTGAAGGTCAACATAAAATTAAGAGAAAGGCCGAGCAAGTTGCATGTAATGAAGCTATTAAGACGATTGATTTACAATTGATTTGTGATGATAAAGATATTTAACGATGTCTAGTTATATTAATTTTTTTATTCCTTCTTCTCCTTGTTTTTCTCCTTTTTCTACCACCGCTTTCATTTTGACTTATAAATTTAGTTTCGAATATTGGGTTTTCATATAAATTTAACTTATTTTTTAAGTTATCTATTTCGATTTGTCTTTCATTAAGCGGTTCAGAAAAAATCTCTCTATCCTGTTTATATAAACCAAAAATATAATGATGTTTTCCAGATTTTGGAGGTGGAGCAGGACCTTTATAAGGAATTATAATATTACCAGTTTTAATATCATTATTAGTAATATTTATTATCGACCAATGAATATGAGTTCCACCTACAGCATCGGGGTCAAAGAGTATTAATGTATATAAATGATTTGCATTAACATATATTTTTATTTTTGGTTCTTTTTGTGTTTCGGATATTTTAAAAAACTCACCATCTTTCATTAATTTTCCATTGTAAAATACCTCCATATAAATACAAAACATATTTTTATTATTTCATATGTAAAATTATAAAAATTTATATATTTAAATTATATAATCAATGAATCATTTAGAAAAAATAAAGCAACAATTAATGGTTAAACCCGATGTTCAAGAAAGAGAACGAGTCGCTGTTGTTATAAAAGGAGAAAAAAGACATAGAAAACCCAGAGTTCAAACTGATAAAAAAAAAGATAAGACTATTGGTAAACAAATTGAAGAAGGTATTATTGATTTAAGCGAACAAATTTCTGAAATACAGGAAAGAGAAGGTATATTACCTGTAAGTGTTGATGTTGAGGAATCAGAAGAAGAAGAATCTAGTGGTCGCCCTATAATTATTGATAAAACTGATGTAGGTTATGATAGAAAAGCATTATTAGATAAATTAGCAGAAAGCAAAAAAACTAAAGTTACGATTAAACCTTTAGTTGAGATTGAACAAAAAATAATTGAGCCTGCACCTACTCCTCTAGCGAAAAAGGCTATAAAAATAGGAGTTAAAACACCACTTATTATTGAAGGTGAAGAGGAAGATGAAGAAGAGTTTGTCTTTAAAAAGAAAGTTGCATTTAAAGAAGAAGAAAAAGAAGAGTCTCCAGAGGAATTTGTTTTGAAGAAAAAAGAGAAAGAAGTTATACCAATTATACCTCCAAAAGAGAAGAAAAGAAAGACAGAAAAAGTTGAAAAAGGTGTTGCTATATTGGGACCAGAAGTCATTGTTGAATTGGGAGATACAGATTTAACAACACGATTACCAAGAAGATTGCCACCTGTAAATATAAAAGTTGCAAGTTATATAATGAATAATAGAGAAACTTTTGTAAATTTTATAAATTCATTATTTCAACCATATAAAAGGGAATTGGAAGAAAATAGAGATAATATTTCTTGTGATACTATTGGTAAAACATCATCTGATTTCTCTCTATTAACTCATCAAAAGGTTGTTAGAGATTATATGAATCTTTATACACCTTATCGTGGATTACTTTTATATCATGGTTTAGGTTCAGGTAAAACTTGTACATCTATTGCAATAGCAGAAGGTATGAAAGATTCTAAAAGTATTATTATTATGACACCTGCATCTTTACGTGCAAACTATGTTGGTGAATTAAAGAAATGTGGTGATTTATTATATAAGAAAAATCAATTTTGGGAATGGATATCTATTGACCAATATCCAGAATCTCTTAAAAGTATGTCAGCTATTTTAAATTTACCTCAAGAATATATACGTAGACACGGTGGAGCATTTTTTGTAAATATCAAAAAAAAATCTAATTATGATGAGTTAAGTGATACTAGTAAACAAGTTTTAGAAGAACAATTAAATGAAATGATAAAACAAAAATATAAATTTATTAATTATAATGGTTTACGTGAGAAAAGATTAGAAGAAATGACTTCTGGATATACCAAAAATTTTTTTGACAACACTGTTGTCGTTATTGACGAGGCTCACAATTTTATTAGCAGAATTGTTAACAAATTGAAGAAAGAAAAACCAATTGCTGAAACAAAACGTGGAGAAAAGGAACGTCTACCTCTTAATTTAGCACCTAAGTTATATGAAATGCTTTTAAGTGCCAAAAATGCAAGAATTATATTGCTCTCTGGAACACCCGTAATTAACTATCCTAATGAATTTGGAATACTTTTCAATATTTTAAGAGGATATATCAAGACATGGAAAATACCTTTGGTTGTCACTACTAGAAAAAAAATTGACAGACAATCGCTTCAAGAAATATTACTTGGAGAGAAGACATTGGATTATTTAGATTATTCACCATCCAGTAAGATTTTAACTATAACTAGAAATCCTTTTGGATTTAAAAATAAAATCAAAAAAGACACTGGTTATCAAGGAGTCTCAAATAATAAAAAAAATGAAGCAGGTCAAACTGAATTTGATACTGAAATCATTTCTGATGAAGATTTTGAGAGAAAAATTATAGCTATTCTTAGAAGAAATGATATTGATGTTATTCCTGATGGTATTCAAATTAGATATAGAAAAGCATTACCTGATACGTTTGATGAATTTGTTGCCAGATATATTGATGAAACTGAACGAAAACTTAAAAACTCTGATGCTCTTAAACGTAGAATCTTAGGATTATCTTCTTACTTCAGAAGTGCTCAAGAAAGTTTGTTACCAAGATTCAATAAACAACTTGGTGTAGATTATCATATAATCAGAGTTCCAATGAGTGATGTGCAATTTAAAGCATATGAAGTAGCTCGTGTAGAGGAACGTAAAATTAAAAAAAAAAAAACAAAACAAACCATGGGAGAAGATTATGAGGATAAAGCATCAACATATCGTATTTTCTCTCGTCTATTTTGTAATTTTATTATTCCAGATAGACCAATTCCTATAAGAAAAAAGAAAACTGAAGAGGCTAAGGAAGAAGAGGAGGAGGAAGATTCAAATATGATTGCTGCATTAAAACAAGGCAAAAAAATTGAAGCCAAACAAGATGTTGAAGATGAAAGAGAAGCTGAAATTGAAGGGGATGAAGTATTAAATGATATCGGTGGAACTACTTATATGGAGCGTCTACAAAATAAGTTAAAAGACATGGCTGACAATTCTAATGATTTTTTCACACCTGAAGCACTTCAAACATATAGTCCGAAATTTTTACATATTCTTGAAAATATTCAAGACCCGGAATATCAAGGTTTACATTTAGTTTATAGTCAATTTAGAACTGCTGAAGGCATTGGACTTTTTACTCTTGTTTTAAATAAAAATGGGTTTACTCGATTTAAAATTAGAAAGAATTCGATAGGATTATGGCAAATTGATATTCCTGAAGTTGATGAAGGTAAACCTACTTATGCATTATATACTGGAACTGAAACAGTTGAAGAAAAAGAAATGATGCGTAAAATTTATAACGGTGAATGGGATGATATACCTGATAGCATTGGTTCAGTTCTTAAATCTAAATATAGAAATAATAATATGGGTGAAGTTATTAAAGTCTTCATGATTACATCATCTGGTTCTGAAGGTATCAATTTACGTAATACTCGTTATGTGCACTTAATGGACCCTTATTGGCATCCAGTTCGTTCTGAACAAGTTATTGGTCGCGCTAGACGTATTTGTAGTCATAAAGATTTACCACTTGCATTACAAACAGTTGAAGTTTTTGTCTATTTAATGGTTTTTACAGAGACTCAGTTGAAGTCTGATGAGGCTATTGAATTAAAGAGAAAAGATTTAAGTAAGGCTACTCCTAAAACACCTCAAACTAGTGACCAATATTTATTCGAAATATCTGAAATAAAAGCTAATTTAACTAATCAATTAACTGAAGCAATTAAAGAATCATCATTTGATTGTTATATTTATTCTAATGGAAAATGCGTTAATTTTGGAGACCCATCAACTGATAAATATGCTTATGTTCCTGATTTTGCAGAACAGCAAAATGATGCGACTGTTCAAGCTAATAGAGTTGCTATTGAGTGGGTTGGTAAACCAGTTACTATTTTTGGTGTCAAATATGTTTATCGTAGAGTCAGTGATAACGTATTAAATATTTATGATTTAAAATCATATGAAGCTGCGTTGAAAGACTCAAGTATAGCTCCTGTTCAAGTTGGAACATATGAGACTGATAAAAAAGGTCAAAGAATATTCAGACAATTAGTCACTTAAAAAATTTAATAAGTTATTTAAACCAGTGAAGATTTTAGAACTTGTAAAAATGGGAAAATTAAAAAGATATTAATTTGTTTGACTCAATAAAACAAGTATTTTATCCATTTTTTGAGTTAAATTTAAGACATTTCTCTCTAACTTAGAAATTCTATCTTCATTTAAATTTGTATCTTTTATGTTAGTTTCATTAATTTCCAATCTAATATTGCCTTCTTTTTTATTTACTTTTTTAAGCTTTGCAAATATATTTATATCTTCGTCATCTTCTGCCTCATGTTCAGAAATAAATGTATTCACTTGGTCATTACTGTTAAATGTTACATTCTTTTTAGGACTTAAGCTTTGGTCGATTTCATTTAAATATTTAAATCTATTATTATTTTGAGGTATATCCAATTTAGCTTCAAATTTTTCGGTTTTGAGAGAAGTTTCTTGCGGCTTAAGCCAATTATCAACTTGGTTTGATGTATTATAAGACCTATTTATTTGTTCAACCTCATAGTTACGTTGTGTCTGCATTTCTTTAAGAATTTTCTCCATTTCTTTTATTGGTATATCAGTTTTCTTATCAGCAAATTCTGGAACTGAAGGAGATTTTAAAGTCATTGAATCTTCAAATTCTTCTTGTCTTCTAGTAAAATCTCTATCGATTTTAGATTTTTTATCATTTTGTATTTCTTCAAATGTTATTGATTCTTTTATTGGTGTTTCATTATGAATTACTATCTTACTTGGTTGATAAGGATATGTTTTTCTAATATGATTAAGAATAAGAAGTATATATTTTTTATTAATATCAACCAATGAATTAATTTTTGTTCTCTCGAGTTCATAAAACCCTTGTATATTATTTATAAATAAATTGTAAACTTTGTTTTGAATATCAGGAGAGATAAATTTGAAAATATCTTCATCGCTTATAACATCCCATAACATTTGAGCATTCTCTTTTTTGGTGAAAATATTTATTGACATTTAAATATATAATAATACAATTGTATTTTTATATGTTTTTATAACGAATCATTGAAATAAATATGTCTAAATTTTTCCATATATTCGTCTTTAAGTATATGAGTTTTTATGTAATGTTCGGTCATCTTATCTTCAAGCATATGAATTATGAAATAAATGGAATAAATACCACATTCAGTATTTCCATATTGATGTTCAATACCTTCATTACTATCAACTTTAAAAATAATTTTTGGGCTCAAATTAACACCTTGTTCTTTAATTCTATCAATTAATTTCTTTATTTCTGGAGTTGCAGGGTCTCCTGTGCTATCAAAGAAAAAAATCTTCTTCTTTTTAATATCAATAAACATAGATATCCAATGTTGACCTGGTTCATTATGTGGGTCTGTATTGAAAATGATTCCAATTTTTGTTTTACCTTCTTTTATAAATTTTTCTAAATTAAAATTACATAATTCTTCCCAAACGCATTCACCATATAACTTTCTTATATCAAAATCGATTGGTGAAGGTCCTATAAAATCAAAATCTTTGTATGCTTTCTCATATTGTTTCATTACTTTCATTATATCTGTACTTGATAACCATTCATTTGGATTTTTTTTCCATTCAGGCGGGGATTCCGGTGCAAATGATTCAGCTAATTCACTTTCTAATTTTCCAAATGCTCTATTCTGTCTTAACCAACAAGCCTCATTATTACATATATCCCTTAAATAATCGCTTAATTGTTTATGAATATCTTTTGGCGAATTTGATATTATTTTTACATCAGGATGCCGAGCATTCCAACGGTCTCTTAAATGAATAAGTGAATCATTTGTATAGCAACTAAAATCATTCAATTCATCTTTGGATTTAGGACTACAATTAATCTTTTTAATTGATTTTTTTCCAGACCCATGTTTGTTACGATTTTTATATGTATAATTTCTCTTTCTATATTTTTTTTGAGTTTTTTTATTTCTTATCTTTTTGATTGTCTTCATAGATAATAGTGATATTCTTTTTTTCATCGGTGTCTTTTATTCCTTTATTCTTAAATTCTGGTTTCGTAATATCAACTTCTCTCGATTTTGGTAAAATAATGTTATCATGCTTTTTATTTGTCGTTCGTTTTACATATTTATCTAAAGTAGGCAAATCCATTTTAACTGAACGCATCATTAATTTATTTGCATCATCATAATTATATGTTGTATCCATATTATCATTACTCGATATATCAGGCGGAAAGTCTATGTCCTTATATTCGTCTTGTAATAAATCATTATTATCAATAATTTTGAAATAGTTTATAGCTGATTTTATAAATGTATTATATGCATATTTAACATCAGGAGATAAATCATCTGGATTATTATTATTTATCATTACCTTAAATAAATTAAAAATCCTTTTTCTATAAAATATAAATTCTTCTTTATTTATTTGTTTTTCTGTTTGTTTCATTATATGTTTACCCATTGTTTCCTTATTTAGAAGACAATCTAATGTTATTTGATTAACTAATGATTGAGACATATAATAAAACTATAATTTTTATTTTTAACATGTTTGTTTTGTAATATCTTTAACTTGACATCTAGTATTATTATAAAACATTGAAGAACCACATAATCCAGGTGATGGATTTGGATTAAATGATTCAAATGAATCAGTTCTAAATAATAAATCATGTGGATTTGAGTTTGATGTAGTTTGAAATTTATATGTATATAAATCACTATTGGAATTAGGAACATAATTTGCTTGACTACATTTTTGTAAAGCATAAATCTGATTTCTCAACTCTGATTCAGTATTGATATTTGATGCAAATCCTGACCACGGCGATTGACTATTTCCTGGGTTAAATACTTGATGAACATTATATGTTGGCATTTGAGTTAATGGTACATTTATTGGTTTTCTTGGGTCAACAATAGGAAAATAGGAATATTTTGTCATAACAGGTCTTACATCTAAATATGGTTGTAACATTTGTGACGGAATATTTCTATCATATATACGATTATTTGTTTGTTTATGAATATCTGAAACACATTCTATTGGCTGTCTCTCCATTTGATATATTTATATATTATTTTTTTAATAATTATTATACATAATTATGTCTGGTATATTTGCTCTCCTAAATACTAATAATAATGATAACACATATGAAATAATTATTAAAAAACAATTTATGAAATGTCAAGCAAGAAGTCCCGAATATTTATTTGCAATAAAGAGATTTATAATTACAAACGACTGTATAACTATATGAATGTCAAACCAGCAACTGATTCTTCATGTGAAATTTCTTCATATTGATATTAATTTATTCTTAACTGAAAAAAAAGCACTAGCTTTCATTTTATCTCTTACTAATATATGAATAAAAGACAATTACATAAATGGCAAGAGAATTTATTTAATATTATTATTTATGTTACATATTTTTTGGTTATCATATCTTCTTTAGGTTTATCAGAAAGTGCACCAAAATACCTCCAATCTTTAGATTATTATGTTAGAATTTATATTTGTCTTTTTTTAATGTGGCGTTTCAATCCATTAAGAACTCATTATGAGTTTACTGATTTAGATAGAAAAATAGCATTTAGTGCTGGTGCGTTTATTTTAACTACAACAGCATTAAATCAATATTTAGATTATTTTAAAACATTTATTAAACAGTTCTTTTAAGAGTCTTATTTTTTTTATTACCTCTATTTTTAATAGTTCTGTTTTTACTTGAACGATTGAAAAAGGATTGCAAATGAGAAATTATATGCTTACCTAATACCTTATCGACTTCGTATTCTTTATCATCCTTTTTAAGAACATTATATTTGAACAAATTTATATGCTCCATCATTATTTTTTCAAACTCATCATCATCACCTATTATTTTTTTACCAATTTCAGAATCCATTAATTTTTTAAACATATATTCAAATGATAAGTCATAATAATAAGGTTTTATATTAATATAATATATATTATCATTTGCCATTTCCGGATAAAAACAATCATCCATAAAACAGATTTCAGCATCAATAGGTATTTTTGTGCATCTTATTAAATCTTTATGTGTTTTATTTTGTGTTGTTCTACATATTTCAATTTTTTTACCATTTATTTTGAATGCAGCTATTATTTGGTCAACTAATTTATAATTTATTTTTTTTTCAAAATAGCTTATGATATGTCGTGCCCATTCTTGAGGACCTGTGTTATTTGTGTAAATCATCATTTTATTACAACAATTATTTTTTTTCTTGCTCTTTAAGTATGTTAAAATATTTATTATATTTGGCCTTAAAAACTCGGGAAATAAATCTAATATATCATCAAAATCTGTTTGCGTTAATGCAGCTCTTTTTTTTATTTTTAAATAATCCTCTAAGCTATCCCAAAATATGCCATATTCTGTAAAATAACCAAGCGTTTCATCTAAATCAAATACTACAATCTTCATTGTTAATATATAATGAGAAATATGTATTTTAAAAAATAATAATTTATATATTTATTAATGAATTATTTCACGAATTTTAATGAATTATTGATAATAATACATTATATAAAAAACTTATCAAAATTAGCAATATTAAACTAACACTTGTCGGTTTTAGAAATACACAACCTATTTTTTATACACAACCACAAAATCAAAATATACCTACAATTTGGTCTAATTCTAATTTTTCTACATATAATACTACTCAAACTTCTTGTATATGGAAAATAATCAAACTCTTACTTCGGGTATATAGAAAAATAATCAAACTCACTGTAAATAATTATTTTATTTGTAAATATATATACAACAATGTCTGAACTTACTAATAATGATTATATAAAAATTTTAGAATTTTACAATAAAGCAATACCTAAATCTAAGAGATTACTTAAAATGCAGGCAGAAAAATTACTCGTTAGTAAACTGTGCAGATGTATCAAAAAAGTCGATAAAGAGAATGAAGCTCGTGCTATAGGTATATGCACTAAAACAATCATTAATAATAAGGGATTTACACGTGGAAAATTCACATGTAAAAAAAAAGAAATTATCAGTCTTAAAAAGAAAAAAAATATAACAAAGAAAAATAGAAAATAATTATATCAAGCTATAATAAGATGAAATATGTTGATATAATTATTATTGGAAGTGGCATGTCTGGATTATACACCGCATATCAAATCAAACAATTCTCTCCAGATACGTCATTTTTGATTTTAGAAAAATACAAAAAAAATTGGATTGGTGGAAGAACTAGCAATGATATGTTTTATGGAACTGAAATTGTAACTGGTGCTGGAATAGGACGAAAAAGTAAAGACAAATTACTACATAAATTGATTCATCATTTTAATTTAAATACACCAGAATATACTATCAATCCTCAAATATCAAAACTTATCCAAAGAGTTGATACTAATAATATAATGAATCGTCTTAAAAAAGAATATAAAGGATTCAAAGATAAACAACTTACTTTTAAACAATTTGCGACAAAAGTTCTTGGAGAGAAAGAATATAAAAATTTTATATTAAATGCTGGATATACTGATTATGAAAATGAAGATGTATTTGAAACATTGTATTATTATGGGATGGAAGATAACACTTCTTCTTGGAAAGCATTTCACGTTCCTTGGAAAACACTTGTTTTAAAACTTTATCATTATATTGGAGCGAATCATTTCAAATTTTCAAATAAAGTTGTTTCTATTAATAAAATGCAAGAAACATCATGTAGATTTATAATTAATACCGAAAATGGTCTCCAATATTTGTGTAATAAAGTAATTATTGCTTCAACTATTGACACTATTCGAAATTTATTACCATCTTATTCAATCTATAATGATATTGAAGGACAACCTTTCTTGCGTTTATATGCTAAATTTACTAAAAATTCTATTCCTGTTTTGAAAGAATATGTCAAAGGATTCACAATTGTCCCAGGACCTTTACAAAAAATTATACCAATGGACCCGGATAATGGTGTTTACATGATTGCTTATAATGACAATAATAATACAATTGCTCTTAAAGATTATCTTCAAAATACTAAATCAAATAGAGATTTATATGAAATGCTTTTGGAAAAGTCATTAGGTATGCCTGAAAACTCTGTTCATATTATTGCTATCAAAGACTATTATTGGAAAATAGGAACTCATCTGTTTTTGCCATTAAATAAAGAGTTATATAGTTCGAGAGAAGATTTTATAGACAAAGCTCAACATCCAGAAAATGGCGTTTTAGTTGTTGGGGAATGTGTGTCACGTTCACAAGGATGGACGATTGGATGTTTAGAGAGCGTTAATGCTGTTCTTACAAAACAATGGGTTAAAAAAGAATGTTAAAATGAAGGTATAGAAGAATTAAAAAATGGTGATGAAATAGCAAATATTTATTTATGTAAAATAATGAGTATGAATTTTATTGAAATAAATAATAAAGATGATATCCTATTGAGGCGAATCCTAACATCAATAATAATTCAAAGAATTTTCTAGTTGTATTCTCTCCAGTGTATCCAATATATATTAATAAAGGACCAACAATAAAAACGTGAATGAGGTTTACCCATATTGATTTGCCATCATTTAGGTATCCATATATTTTGTATAAATGATAAAAAATTATCACAAACCCTAAAAATAATAGTATATTGAATAACGGTTTGTATATTTTATCTCTATTAATGCCTACATAAAGAAATAAACTACCAACAAACAAAATATGAAACAAATGAACTAATGTGCGAGAATCCATTATATAAATTAATTATATTTTTTTTCTATATTTAATTTATGGACGATTATGAAAATACAGAAGTTGTTCTCCAAAAAGGAGGAAAAGTTGTTCGTAAAGTAAATATTAAGAAAGGTAAAGGATATAAAACTATTACTAAATATCGCAAAGGGAAAAAATTATTTACAATTAAAAAACCTATTCATAAACAACATATAAAGTTAATTAAGAAAGGTAAATTTATTCCTGGGCTATTTAATGATTGTAAAGGCTGTAAAACAAAGAAGCGAAGAGGTGGCGATGATGAAGAAATGGGACCTGAAATTAAATCGGTTGAACCATATCCTATACCTGCTGACCCAGAGAGATTCAAACGTTATGAAGAACAAATGAGAATACGAAGCTCATCACCAGAAGAAGCATCACAATTATTCGAGGGACCTACTCCTGAAGGTAAACAAGCTCTCGAGAGAGAGAAAATGGCTGACGAAGACCCATTAAATAAAGACCCATTTGATAGAGAAGAATTAGAAATTTTTTCTAAAAAAGGCGGTAGAAGAACTAGAAGACGAGTATCAATGTAATTTAATTAAAATCAGATACAAAACATATTTGAATAAATCAGAAACGAATATTTCCAAATATATGAAAACCTTAAATTAAAATTATATTACAAAAAATAACATAATTTTACACCTTTTCTCATTTACTATTCTTCGCTGAAACGCCCATTTTATATAAAGTATCTAACAATTTATTAATTGATAATGCAAAAAATCCAAATCATCTGCAAATAGATGATTTAATTTTCTTATTGTTTTTTTTTCAAAAATCACATCTTCTGCTCCATTCGTATTTGAAACATTTACTTTTTCAATAGGATGGAATATTTTTTCAAATCCTAAATTGTTTAATATCACTCTTAAATCATTTTCTAGATATTCAAATCTTCCAATTATATCAACACCACATTCACCAGTTTCATCTTCAATTTGTCTCTTTTGACTCATAAAAATATGACCATATTCTATATCACTAACATTATTCAATAAATTTGGTTTATTTATATAATCAAAAAAATCGGTTTTTAAATTTAATTTTATATTTATATGATTCCAACCAGATAATGCTCTTTCATATGGATTTCTTATGAAACAAAACTTTTTATAAAATTTCCATTTTTCTTCATTCATATTCATTTCTTTATTTAAATAATCACTTGTTTTACAATACATTAATAATCCCATAACTTTATTGAAAAATGAATTATCATATTTTTGATTACCTGTTAAAACTTTTCTAAATGCATTTGTTCTACAAACAATATTATGGTCAGGCCTTCTATTATGTATTAATGGTAAATAACTCACAAAACCATAATATTTAACAAGAGTTGGACCTATATATGAACCTCCTGTTTTTGGTATATGAATAAAAATAGCTTGTTTTTCATGATTAATATATATCATTATTAATAACTTAAATTACTTTTTATATTATTATAACCTATAATTTTATTAAAAAAGGAATTATTTTTTATAAAATTTACAATATAATATTTTGGTTTAATAATTATAAGGTTTGACAACAGATTACTTTGATGCATCTATATTATATTATATTTATTCTAAATAAAATACTTAAACAAATTTTAAAAAATAAATATATTAATAAAAATGCCAAAATTATTTTGAAAGATGGTCTAAAGCTGATAATAAAACGTGTTCTTGGTCTGTAAGCCTTTGGAAAATTAAATTTTTATCCATCGAAATTTGAAAATAGCGTACTGGAAATCCAAAATTTTTACACACACAAAAAACACCATCATCTGTAATTTTCATCTCACAAAATAAGGCACCTTTTGTTAAATAAATATTAGTTGGGTCTTCAATTGGTATCCATCTTAAGAATGTACCGTATTTCAATTCATTCATTTCGTCTACATATTTGTAGACTTTTAATTTATTAAATATATCAATAGTTTCTTGTTTTGATAGATGAAGTTCTTTTAATATTTTTAATGTCATCTCTTGAATTGTTTTTGTTGTAAAATTTAATAAAGTTTCATTCGAATCATCATCTAATGCTTTTAATAGTTTATTAACATCCATTATTAATACATTATATAAATAAATTTTTATATTATTTATATAATTTTACTTATTACCAAGACCCCCAACTTGAACCACCTCCTAAAACAGAATTTGCAGCCATTGGTTCCATAATACCACTCATATCCTCTGACATTCCTGGACTTGCAGCACCAACTAAAGGTGTATTTTCTTGTTTATACATTGCATCATAATTTGGTAATTGTTGAGGTTGCATAGTATTTTGACTACCTTGAGTTACATCGAATGTTGGTAATGAATTAATTGCAGTTCCGTCTGTATAACCACTAGAGGGTTGTTGACCAGAAATTGGTTGAGAAACCTTTACTGTGCCATTTCCATTTTTACCGTTTTTCTTTTTATTATCAGACTTGCCATTCCATAATTCAGAAACACGGTCAACCAAGATTGATACCTTCTCTCCAAGTTTAGTTTGCAAGCTCATTGTTATCATTAAAATTGCTAAAATTATATAAACAATATGGAAATCTGGATATTTTGCACCACTGTATGTTGGAATATATGTGATGATTCTGTGTATAAGTAGTAATCCTATAAACATTACAATAATTTGAACTAATATTTCAGCTGAAACTTCTAAACTACTTTTATTGTCGTCTGATTCAGGAACATATTTTTGCATTGTTTTATTTAAAATAACAATTGGGATTATTGCAATAAAAGAGTATTGAAGAATATTTAATATTTCAGATTTTGAATCATCATCAAAATTGAAAACATGCTTAAAGAAACTTTTTGATTCGTCCGAGCTATCCATATGATTTATAATTAGAAATTAAAAAATTAAATTATCTTTTAAGTAAATAATTTAAACAATGCGTTCTAAATATATTATGGAACATATAGCTGAAGATTATGCACGTATTCAGGAGAATTTAAATTCTTGTGAAAAAAAACAATTTGAAAAAAAACAATCAGAAAAATCAGAACAATCAACTAAAGTTTCTGAAAACATTTTTAACAATCTTAAAAAATTTCAACATGAAGAATATCAATATCTTAATTTGCTTGAAAATATTTTAGAAAATGGCGTATGGGAAGAAGGTAGAAATGGGAAAACTAAAAGCATCTTTGGACAATCTATGCGCTTCTCTCTAAAGGATAATAAAATTCCTATTTTGACAACTAAGAAAACTGCTTGGAAGACTTGTCTAAAGGAATTGTTATGGTTTATTCGTGGCGAAACTGATAACAGATTATTGAAGGAACAAGGTGTTCATATTTGGGACGCAAATTCTTCGAGGGAATTTCTGGATTCAAGAGGTCTTACCTTAACTCGTGAGGATTTGATTGGGCCTTCGTATGGCTATCAATGGAGAAATTTTAATGCCAATTATAACTGCTTCACCGGTAAAAGATTACTTGATAATGACCCTAATGATGTTCATAAAGATAGAAAAGAATTTAAAGGCGTTGACCAGCTTCAGCAAATTATTGATGCGTTAAAAGACCCAAAACAGAGAAATAGTCGGCGCTTGATAATGACTGCTTATAACCCATGTCAATTAGACCAGGCCTGTCTACCCCCCTGTCATTTGATGTGTCAATTTAATGTTCATGATGGCAACAAATTATCGTGTGCTATGATGCAGAGGAGTTCGGATTTTTTTTTAGGAATTCCTTTTAATATCGCATCATATTCGCTATTAACACATTTATTAGCAAAACATTGTGGATTAGAAGCATATGAATTTATTCATTTTATGGGTAATTGTCACCTATATGAGAATTCTATTGATGCTGCTGAATTACAGATTACTAGAGAACCATTTGAATTTCCAACAGTTTCAATTGAACAAATTAGAGAGAATATAAATGATTATCAAGTAGAAGATTTTAAGATTCACAATTATAAAAGTCATGAAGCTATTAAGGTTGCGATGGTTGCGTAGAAGTATCTTCATTAACATATTTATAATTATCAAACTTTGGATTTTTAGATTTAAGACGCCATAGTATAGTTGGAACTGGTTTATTGAGTTGTCTTCCCGCTTCCGTAATTGATATATAAATAATTCCATCAATTAAAATTTGAATTGCACTTGGAGAAATATTCCCCATATTTTTTTCACGTATTTTTTGTTTTGTTTCTTCTGAATGGTGTTTACCAAAAAATGGATTGTCTTCTCCTATATTTTTATTTTTTCGCATTTCAGACATTTTTTGTTTGGTTTCTTCTGTATGTTTTCGTCCTTTAAAGTTTATATTGCCTTTTTTGATTTCAGAAATTTTTTTTCTCACATCTTCTGTATGAGTTTTTCCATACATACCATTTCTCTCACCACACTTGCCATACTTTTCCCTTCTCTCTTCTGGTGTCATTTTACACATTGTTTCTTTATGTGAGTTTATTATTTTTTCTCTTATCTTTTCTTTATCAGGATGATTTTTTAACAAGTCACCACCACCATTATTATAATTTAAGTTATATATTTTATCTCGAATACTTAAATCAGTTAAATATTGTAATTCAATCTCTTTTGCTTCTTCTTCTGTATCACATATGTGAATTATATCATATTTGAATTTATCTTCGCCATCTAAATTATAAGCTCTCTGTAAAAATATATTATCGTGATAATTTTGTTTAAGTTTATTGCGATGCGCACAAAATCTTCTATCAATATTAGTCGAATAACCTATATAATATCTACCAGATAATTTATTAGATATTCTATAAACTCCAATAATCCTTTCTTTATCTTCCATTTTATATATATCAAATAAAATATATTTATATAGTTTTCATTGCAAATTATATAAATATTCTAAATATTTTAATTTTCTACTTTTCCATTTTTGCTTTTTTATTTAAATAAGCTGTTCTCGACCATTTCTTTTTTTGTTCTTCTGTTGGTTGATATGTTTGTCTATATTCTTTTGTTTTTTGTTTAATTTCTTCTTTATTTTTTTCATAATATGCTTTCTTACACTGAGGAGCAGTATATTTTTTAAGATGTTCCTTTGTTTCCTCTAATTCTTTTACTAATTTTTCATTTTGTTCTCTCAAAAATTGATTTTCAATTAATAGTTCTTGGTTATTCATTACATATAACTTATATTTAAACTTTAAATTGTTTTATTTATTTTTTGCTGAAAGTTTCCAACAGTTTCAATTAAAGAAGTTAGAGAGAATATAAATGATTATCAAGTAGAAGATTTCAAAATTCACAACTATAAAAGTCATGAAGCAATTAAGGTAGCGATGGTTGCATAATTTATTTTCTATTTTTTCTGGTCTTTCTTCTTCCACCTCTACCTTCTGTTAAATCTGGATATCTATAAGATACAAAACATATAGCTGTTAAAACTGTCCCGTGGTCATCTTTAACATCTAATCCTTCATATACAAATAACTTACCAGGATGATATTTATATCCTTTATCTGTAACATTATCTTGATACATTTTTGCACCACCATTTGTTTTTCCAAAATTTCTCCGTTCAATTATACCATCAATCGAACCTTCTAGAGATTTTTCTGCTTGTTCTTTTGTTTCACTACCTGAATATTCGCATGCAAATCCACCTAAAAAATTATCATTTGCATCATAAACATCTGTTGTCATTACTGCACAGCTTATAAACTTTCCTTTATCGCCATTTGCTTGAGCTTTAATACATTCCAAAACTTCTCCCCACTGAATTCTTTTTAATCCTTCTTCTTTAGATATTTGTTTAGCACCAGTTGGAATAACACTTGTATATTCAATAATATTAGCATTTTCAATTCCTGCTTTTGTTAAAGCTTCATCATAAGAACCAGTTTCATAAGGAAGACCTTCAGAACCAATATTTGATTGTCCAGAACCAGAAGTAATAAAATATTCATAAGGAACGCGATTACCTAAAATTAAGTCTTTCATATTATATTGTTTTACAATTTTTTTATTTTAGAAAATTATCATTTATGCGTAAGTTATTTAGAAACATATTGTCATAATTATTATATTATGAGTTCACGATCACTTGCTGCTGCTAGATCTAGAAGGGCTGGAGAAAATGCTCCTCCAGTTAGTGGAAATAGACCGGTTACTTCAATCGGTTCACAAGCTGCATTTGCACAACAAATGCCTCCAAATATAGGATATAATATGCCACCTCCTCCTAATAATGTGAGAACTGCTAGAGCTATTCAACAACAACAACAACCTCCTCTTAGACAACCTCCTCAACAATATCAACAATTTTATGATAAACAACAACCTCAGCCTCAAAATGGATTACCTTTTTCAAAATTAAGTATTTCGGATGCTATTGGATTAATCACTTTAAGATTAGGAAGAGTTGAACAATGGATTATTGAAACTGATGATGAAGGTGAAACTAAAATACAATCATCTAGTGATTTATCCGGTATTCCTGTTAACCATAGAGTTATCGATAATTCTGTTTTAACTTCTATTATTAATCGTCTTGATTCTCTCGAAAAGAATGGTGTATCATCTTCTTCTTCTGAAGAATTTTCAAAATTAAGTGACGAAATTAAAGTTTTAACTGAGCAATTTAAGAGAATGGGTGATGATGTTTCTAATCATACTATCGAGATAGCAAAAAATACTGAACAAGTGTTTAGATTTAATAGAGAACTAACAGAAACTAAGGATATACTCAAATCATTTATGATTAAATATGATATGTTTACTCAAGAAACTACTCAGAATTTTTCTGATTATGAGTTAGCTTTATCTGATTTAGAAAAACGTTTACCATCTGAATTTCAACAATTACCTCAACAATTAGAGCAAGAAGAAGAAGAACATATTGGAACAAATATTAATGATATTGATGGAGAGAATAATAATATAATTATGTCTGTTGATTTGAAAAATATGATTAAGCAAGAATTAGGTAATATTTAATAAAACATATTAAAAATAACTTAATAATTATTTATAATATGGAATTTGCAGACCACGATAAAAAAGTATGTTTTGTTATAAGTGATAAGAAAAAAAAAGACGTATTTATCTCTATTTTTCATCTTTTTAAAAGTTCGGCAACACAAATTAATTTAACAATTAATAAAAACACTTTTCACGTTCAAGGTATGGATAAATCACATGTTTGTTTGTTTGATTTAAAATTATATTTTGAATGGTTTGACTATTATGAAGTTAATAAAAAATACGATTTATGTTTTGATACAGCAACATTTTATTCTATTATAAATACTAAAAGTGAAGACCAATCAATTGTTTTTTATTTGGAAGATGATAACACTGAGACATTATTAATTGAGCTTAAAAATAACGCAACTGTAAAAAAGGGCGATTATAATAAATTTTTTAAATTACCTTTGCACGATTATGATTATCAGGAAATGGTCATACCAACTACGGATTATGATGCTGAATTTTCTTTACCATCCAAGAAAGTAACTGATATGTTGTCACAATTAAGCAATTTTGGCGATGACTTAAATATTAAATGTTCAGAACAATGTGTAGATTTTAAGGCATCTGGAAATTTTGTTGAAATGCGTGTAAATATACCAGTTGACGACATGACTAGTTATGCAGTTGTAGAAGATGAAGAAATCAATTTAATGTATAGCTTAATTTATATCAGTAAAATGTGTATAACAAATAAGTTATCAAATGATATTGAATTTAGCTTAAGCAATGAATGTCCAATGAAGATTAATTATAATTTAGGAGATGATAGTTCCCTTATGTTTTATATTGCCCCAAAAATGAATGATGATTAATTTCGTTCTAGTTAATAAATATTATTATCATTTTTAATTAAGATGAGAATAATAATAGGATTTTGTATATTTTGTTTAGTTTTATTTTTATATTTACACATTCAATTTCATTTAAAAACAGGAGAAGATTTGGAGATGTATGAAGTTGACCAACCATCAAAAGACAAATTAGAGGAAATTTGTGATTTAAGACAACCTGTTTTATTTGATTTTGATTGTGAAAAAATTATTCAGACCTCCAACTCTAGTTATATTGCAAATAATTATCATGCATTTGAGATTAAAATAAGAAATATTAGAGATAATGACACTAATATAGAATTATATATGCCTTTACCAATGCATTCTGCTGTTAAACTTTTTGATGAAGACAAGACTGCTTCTTATTTTTCAGAAAATAATGCCGACTTTTTAGAAGAAACAGGTGTCTGCAAAAATATGCGATATAATGATGAATTTCTCAGACCATATATGGTGTCAAATTGCAATTACGATGTAATGATGGCAAGCACCAATACTTGCACTCCATTTAGATACGAAATTAACTATCGAAATTATCTTCTTTTAACTCAAGGAAGTGCACAAATTAAATTAGCACCACCTCATAGCACTAAGTATTTATATCCAATCTATGATTATGAAAATTTTGAATTTAGGTCACCAGTTAACCCTTGGAAACCACAGCCCAAATATATTGCCGATTTTGATAAAATTAAATGTCTTGAATTTACACTTCTTCCGGGTAAAACATTGTATATACCTTCTTATTGGTGGTATAGTATCAAGTTTAATGAAAATACTAGCATTTCTTGTTTTAATTACCGCACTTATATGAATAATCTAGCTATTTTACCTTATATTTCTTTACATGCGTTACAAATTCAAAATGTTAAGCGTGATGTTGCAAAAAAAATTAATATTAATGAATTAAATAAATCTGAAATTGTTGTTCCACTTGATAAAGAAGAGTTACCTAATTATAATAATGATAATAATAATAATGATAATAATGATAATAATGAAAATAATAATGATTCTAACCATTATGAAGTTATTAATCAAACCACTAATATAAACGATTTACCTCAGCCTTTATCTTCTGCAGATAATATTGGTGCAGAATTATAATAAAATATTGTATTATTTTATAATGGGCTTTACTAAGTTTTTTTATTCTTTAAATCCTTTTTCTTCCACTCGTAGAAAAAGACATAGAACCAAGCGACAAAAAAAGGTTAAGAAACATACAAGACGTCGCACAATGCGTGGTGGATGAGGTGAACCTATTTCTTTTCCTGATAATAAATATCTCATGAAAGGAGGATGAGGCGGGGCCATACCCACTACAAATAATATCTAAAATTATTTTTTATTTCTGGAATGACAAATATTATTATTTAATATAATATAATATTTCGATAATTGAAATTTTTAAAAATAATAAATTTATTATAGATATTAACTTTGATGTTCGCTTATAATTAAGTTATCAAATTCATTTTTAATTGATTCTAGTCTTAATTCCAAAATTTTTATATCTGCTCTACAAAATGCACAACAAGGAGTTTCTCTTCTCTCGTTTTGTAATGATTGTTTTATACAATCTTTACAAAATTCATGACCACAGTCTAATTTTATAAATTTTTGTTTTTCATGCATATCATAACAAATATTACACTCACATTTTTCTTCCAAATCATCTTGATTTTCTGATATTTTTGTTTTAATACAAAACTTTCTATCAATCACTCTTTCTGATGAATTGTTAATTAACCTAATCATTTCAATAAACATCATTGCGTATAATATTGATTCATTTTCAATTGTTGTACGTTCATCCATTTCATAATATGGCATACTTAATTCTGAAAATCCAAATCGTCTTCCTCTTCTGGAATTAGGGCGAGCATCTGGTTGAGCTTCTTCTACTGGTTGAGCTTCTTCTACCGGTTGAGCTTCTTCTACCGGTTGAGCTTCTTGAATATTTTGATTATTTGTTTCCTCATATTGAATTCTAGGCATAAAATATTCAATAATTAAGTCTATACAAGTAGATAAATTACTTCTAGTACTTGCTCCACATAGTCTTATAGCAAATGCTCTTACTAAAGCTGAATCATTTAGTGACTCATTCAATAAATAACGACGTAAATTTTCAGTATCTGAAATATCTTGGATTCTTAACTCAGACCTTAAGTTTAATAATTGTATAAAAATTAATGTTTCTCTTTCAAACATACGAATAGGTTGGCTATCACATCTTGTAATATTATGCCCTGTTCTTCGACAAAACGAACAGCATCTAGTTGAAACAATATTTCTATTTTCAGGATTTAATTCAAGACTCATTTTCTTATGTTTACTTTGAATACTTATAATTATTGGATTATTTTTTTATCAATTTTTTTTATTAGACTATTTAATTCATTCAATTGTTCTATTGTATTAACACCAATTACTTCAATCATTTTTTCGGTTGGTAAATCATACATTTCTATATCAATATTTTCTTCTCTCTTTATAATTTCTACAATATCAGTTAAATAATATTCATGTGTTTTGTTATTATTTTTAATAAATGGTAACCATTTGCATAATATTTCTGTATTAAATGCATAAATTCCACAATTTATTTTTAAAATACTTAATTGTTCATATGTACAATCATTTTGTTCAACAATTTTTTGAAATTTTTCATTTCGTATAATTATTCTTCCATAATCTGTTGGATTATTATTTGTTGTTATCATAATTCTTGCTTTATCTAACTTATTTAGTAGACTTAACATTGAATTTGCTGAAAACATAGGAACATCTCCAGAGAGAATTAATGTATTAGTATTTGGATATTTCATAAGCTCGCCTAAGCAACATTGGACTGCATGTCCAGTTCCTAATGCTTCTGATTGGTTAATATATGTTAAATTTCGTGTGTCTTCTATTGACTCTTGTATTTGAGACCTATATTTACCAACAACAATTAATATTTGTTTTATATTAATTTTATTTGCTAACTTTTTAAGATTACGTAATATATAATTTATCATCGATATACCACCAATCTTATGTAATACTTTTGGAATATCTGATTCCATTCTTGTACCCAAACCTCCAGCCATAATAATTACAACTAAATCATTTTCCATATGTTTATTAATATTTATTATTTAAATTACTTTTAATCACATATATACTACATATATATATATATATTATTTAAAGATACTCCTCTACATATATGTAGCATATATGGATTATAAGATTCACGTTAATGACAGGAGTTATAACTCATGGGAAATATTTGATGTAAATAAATTTATTAAGGTTAATTTAGATATCAATCCTCTTGAGAATAAATTATTTACAAATGATATATTTAAAATAGATAAAAATAACAAAATTAATATTTTACACTCATCAATTAGGTCAGGTCCAGCAATACCAGGAGTTTTAATTCTCGATGGAAATAAAACTTATGGAAGACAACACAGATTAGAAGCCGGACAAAGTTATACTGCAAAACGAAGTCAAATCGCTGGTGGAAAACTTTTGTATAAATGCATACCTGACGATACAAGATTACCTTCTTTTCTAGTTCCGTATGAAATTAAGTCAATGGGGTTTTCAAAAGTATTTAGAAATTTATATGTAACAATCAATTTTGAAGAATGGGAGGATAAACATCCAAGAGCCAAACTTGACAATGTTATCGGACCAGTTGACGTTCTTGATAATTTTTATGAATATCAGTTATATTGCAAAAGTTTAAACGCTTCAATTCAAAAATTTCAGAAAGACACGAGTAAATCGATTGAAAGTAAAACACATGAAGGTATTATCGATATAATAAAAACTAAAATTCCAAATATTGAAGATAGAACAAATCAATCTTTTTGGAATGTAATAACAATTGACCCACTTAATAGCGTAGATTATGACGATGGATTTAGTATTATAGAGTTAGATAATGATGTGAAACAATTAAGTATTTATATATCAAATGTTACAATTTGGATGGATGTTTTAAATTTATGGAACTCATTTTCTAGGAGAATATCAACTATTTATTTGCCAGATAAAAAGCGACCTATGCTTCCAACTATTTTGTCGGATTGTTTATGTAGTTTACAAGAAAATGTTAGAAGAGTTGCATTTGTTATGGATATTTTTATTAAAAATAATGAAATTATTGATACTAAGTTCTGCAATGCAATTATTAAAGTATCTAATAACTATGTTTACGAAGAACCTAATTTATTAGGTGACCAGAAATACCATAATATTTTAGACATTGCACAAGAATTATCTAAAAAATATAAATATATAAATAATGTTCGTAATAGTCATGAGCTTGTATGTTATTTAATGATATTAATGAATTATCATTGTGCTAGACAACTTATTAAGCATAAAACTGGCATTTTCCGTTCTACAATCATCAAGAGGGAATTTAGTGTTCCAGATACACTACCTGAAGATGTTGGCAAATTTATTAAAATATGGAACAGCACATCCGGACAATACATTGATGGTTCAGAAATTCTCGATACAAGACATGAAATTCTCGATATGGATGCATATATTCATATTACAAGTCCTATAAGACGATTGGTTGATTTACTTAACATGATTAAATTTCAAACTGTATTTGGTATTAATAATTTATCAGAAAATGCAAATAAATTTTATGAAAAATGGTTGAATGAAATTGATTATATTAATACAACTATGAGGTCAATAAGAAAAGTTCAATGCGATTGTTCCTTACTTGATTTATGTCATAATAATCCAGAAGTTATGCAAAAAGAATATGATGGATATTTATTTGATAAAATATACAGAAATGATGGTTTGTATCAATATGTAGTATTTTTACCAGAATTAAAACTTTCATCAAGAATAACTTGGAGAGAAGATGTTGATAATTTTATTAGTAAAAAATTTAAACTTTTTCTTTTCAATGATGAAGAGAAATTTAAAAAGAAAATTCGTCTACATTTATTATAAATTAAATTAATATACACCTTTGGACATTTAAGTTCGCACAAAATATGAGTATTTATTCTTATTTTATTATATGAATAAATACAAAAGCGATGATTATAAATTGGGTGCGGTTAAATATTATTTGAAACATAATGATA